GTTTCCCAGTCACGATCGAAGGGGCGGGACGATCACTCGCGAAGCGGGCGACGCATTCGGCGGTGCTATCTCACAGGCGGCTGGTCTGGGAATTGCTTTCAGCTCTATCAGTGCTAAGGCTGGTTTGGCCGCCGGTAGTCTGTCGCTCGTGGTGTCGGCAGCGACCGTCCTGACTGACTTCTTTGCTTCCCAGCAAGTCGAAGCGTCTAAGCAGCCGGAGCGTCAGCGTCAGTTTGCTCTGCGTACAATCACGACAGACAAGGACATCCAAGAGAACATTGCAACGGCATTGTCGAATGCCGCTGATGGTGCGGCTATCGATTCGGCGAGGTCTTCGGTGAAGTAGCCGGTCGTGCTGCTGGCCGTAGCTTTGCAGATTTCAATGTGCGAGACACTGTGAATCCTGATGGGATGTTCGGTAGTCGTGGTGAGGCACTAGAGGCACTCCAGTTTGCTTTCTCTGACATGAGCGAGCAGGGCGATAAGGCCCGAGAGAGTATTCTCCGTGTCGCACAAGAGCTTGGGACGATCAAGAATCCGGAAGCTCTTGAGCTACTGAACGAGGCGTTGGATTCTGATATCCCGCTGACGGCTCAAGAGAAATATACTTTGATGCTTGAAGCTCTCGGTTTTGCCGGAGATGCTAGTGCTGAGGTTGCGAGCCGCATTCACGAAGTACGTACTGCACTTGAGCAGAGTCTGGATACGTTCCGTCAACTGCAAGAGGTTGCACTTGGTATCGTGGCACTGCAAGATCTCAACCGTGAGATCGAGATGCTTGAAGTTGGTGCTGAGTTTACCGCTGACAAGTTCTCCATGATGCGTAGCGAGGCAATGCTGCTGGCTGAGGCCGCTGACGTAGCGGAGCAGAATTTCGCTAGCACTGTTGCTGCACTAAGTCGTGCGGCTACTGTTGGTGCTGATGGTGGTGGCTTTGGTATCGGTGCTAAGAAGAATACCGAAGGCGAATTGGTCTCCGGTCAGGCTCGTGCCAATCAGGTGATGTCGATCATCTTGGCTGAGACGGAGCGTAGCGGCTTGGCGGCTTTCCAGAGCATCAATGAAAAGCTCAAGGAGATCGTGGGTACAGATCAGGCGTTGGCTAAGTTCGCGAATGCTTTCATCGCGGCTCAGCGTGATCGTCTGGAAGCTCGTCGTGATGCGTCGAAGGCAGAGCTGGCTGTAGACGAAGCCCTGTTCAATACACGCAAGCAACTATTGGAAGAGCAAGAGAAGGCGGCAGCTAAGGCCGCTGAGGCTGCTGGCAGACTGAATGCCGAGCTTCTGACTTTCGGTACTGCCGTCACTGCTGGTGATCTTGCTGCTCTTGGCGGCTTGGGCACAGGAGATATCCAGAGTGTACTGTCTGGAGGCGGCGAAGGATTGTCTGAGGGCGTACGTCAACTGATCGTTGGTGCGTTCGGAGATGGTGTAGCACAAGCTGAGCAACAGCTAGCGTCGATCTCCGAGCAAGCTGTGCGTGATCTTGATGTCCTTGGTATGCGTCTCGGCGAGGTGCGTACAGAGCTTGCGTCTCTATCGAGTGCTCAAGAGGGGACGACGGACGGCATCCGTAAGGCAAGGCTGGAAATCGAAGAAGAATCTCTGGTTCGCAGTATCGAGAACCAAGAGCTGGAGAACGGTCTCAAGGTCGGCAAAGCCCGATTGGCTCTACTTCAAGAGCAGCAGCGTGCCGAAGAGGAAGCTGCCGAGGCTGAGAAGAAGCGTCTACAGGCCGTTGAGGACTTGGCACAAGCATCGTTCGACTTTGAGAACGCCTTGAAGGGTGCCGCTCAAGCGTTTGATGACTTCACGTCGCAGCGTCTGTCCGACCTCTTCCAAGAGGAAGCGTCCGCACAAGAAGAGCTGAAAGCCGCTCAGCAAGATGTGTTGGCGTCTACCGGTGATCTGTCTGATGCGTACATGGGATTGCAGCAGGCGATCCTGGAGTTCAATGGTGCAGTCGCAGAAGCTCAAGTAGAGTCAAACCTCTTTGCTCGCGAAATCGCCATTCTCAGTGGTGGGATCAGCTCGTTCAATGACAGGCTGTCCTCACTAGAGAGTGCATTCGACGACGTTCTGCGTGATGCTAACATCACCCTTGAGCAGCGTATCGCTCTAGAGCGTCAGCTTGCAGAAGAGACTCTATCGTTCCTTGAGAATGCTCGCAATCAGATCGTTGACGCGGGTCTGCGTATCTTCGGTCAGACCGGTGCTGAGAGTCGTGATCTACAGCAAGGCATCGCTGGACTACAGTTCATTGTAGATCAGCTTGGTGGGTCGTTCGACGCTTTCCTGAATATGGATCCGCAGGCATTCAGTGACGTTCAATCGTTGCTGCTTGGTCTGCCCGCCGAGTTCCGTCAACTGATCTTGAACGCCTTGAACTTCCTGCCGGATACGTTCAGTGTTGGCGGATTCAGTATTGATCAGCTACGCGAGGCTCTCGGTCAGATCGGTGCTGGCGTATCGCCGGAAGACGGATTGCCGTCAATTGAAGAGCTGAACAACCAACAGGTAGAACAGCTTACGAAGCTACAAGACCTCGCGGCTGAGGATGCCAACCTACAGATCGGCCAAGTGTTGGCGGCTCAGCGTCAAGTCGAGCTAGCAGAAGAACAACTAGAGGCGGCGAAGATTGCTCAAGAGCGTGCCGAGGAAAATCTTGGTGCTGTACGTGATGCCGTACTAGAAGAAGCTGGCATTCTGATGAAGGCCGAGTCGCAGCGTGCAGAGTTGACTGATCGAGTGATCACAGCTCAAGACGCGGCGGCTCTACGTCAGATTGAGAGTGATGCCCGTCTCTTTGCAGAGCAGAACGCTCAGTTCCGCGAAGTCGGCAACGCAATCGTACAAGGAATTGGTCAGGTCATCAATGCACGTCTTGGACAGATTGGTGCTGCGGGTGCTCTTGCCGATCTACACGGTGGCTACATTCCTAACGCCGCTGGTGGTCTCAACGTTAGAGAGGCGGCTGGACTGCTTCGTGCGGGTATGCGTGAAAAGCGTGCTATGCCTGCTGGTGCCGGTCTGGCGGTCGCTAATACAAGCGAAGCTGTTATCCCGATGCGTAACAGGGGTCATATTCCGAACTACGCTCAGGGTAGCGATATTGCTGCCAGTTTGAACAGTTTGCGTGGCATTGATGCCAGCTTCGTTGCCGCCGTGTCTGCCGCTATTCAGCGTTCGATTGGTAATCTGGGCACGTCTGGTGATGAAGAGCAGTTTGATCGTATCGTTAGCGTGCTAGACGAGATCCGCAGTGGAATCGATAGCATCGATGAGAGTAATACTAGTATCCAGAGTACCAACAACACGCTGGCGACGAACTCCGAGACCGGAGGCGGGGGTACTGGCGGTACTGGTGCTACGGATGTCAACATCAACGTCACTACGAACCAACGTTCGACTGTGCAGGTTGCTGGTCTAGACAACCTACGTGGAGCTATTGAGGAAGGGCTGCAAACAGCAGCGATGGATCAGGTAGACGAGGTGGTCAGTCCGATCTCCGAACAGATCGAAGCAGTTTTGCAGGTTCTGTCTGAGCGTGGCTTGATCACTGGGTTCGGTCAGCCGGGGTAATCAATGGGCGTCTTCTCAAACAGAAATGGTAAGATCGATGATGCCGCTGTAGAGGTTCTCTACAACGGTAAGAGACTTATTCCGTCTCCGTTTGTCGAGATGACGGTCGAGCCGCAGTTCGACGACAACGGGGTACGTACTCAGGACAAGACCCTGATCACGCTGACCGGCAGTGTTGTCATCCTGCCGTCCGGTAGTTACGAGACGATGTACACAGAGCAAGAGGCTCTGCGTACGGTATTTTCAGTAGATGAGAAGGACTTCGTCATTCGTGCTGGTGCGGCCAACTGCACCTTGCCGTCTGGTGTGCCCATTTGTTCTGGTCTCACTCCCAAGGTAACGTCTGTCAACGTTGCCGCCGACGTTCACGTATCCAAGTTCGACTATCGAGTAGATCTAGAGGATCTGACGACAGCCGTTGGGGCGAGCGGTGCCGTAGACAACCTGAGCAACCAGTGGTCGTTTACGGAAGATCAGGACACTTGTACGCTCCAGGTTGAGCATACGGTGTCTGCTGAGGGAGCCGAGGGCCGAACGGACAAGTTCGAGCAAGCCCTAGCCGCCGTCAAGCCCCTGCTTGGCATCACGAACCTCCCGATCCAGCTTCCGTGCTTTTCGCAGCCGAACGCCTCGGGAATGTTCGACATCACGCATCCGTCGAACCCCGCTGGTGGTATCGTCTACGAAGTCGCGGTCTCTCGTCGTGAAACTGCCGATGTGGCCCGTGGTACGTACTCAGTTACCGAGTCGTTCACAATCGTTAGTGGTGTACCGTTCTACTTCACTTCCCAGACAGAGTCGTTCGAGGAAGACAACAACGGCGTAGGCACTGTGACCCTCGGTGGCACGGTACAGGGTCTCGGGCGTACTCTCACGAAGGATACAGCCAAAGGGGGAATGGGCTTCGAGCGTGCAGCGTCGGGCTTCCTGAACGTCGTGAAGCCGGGCCTACCCAGTCAAGCGACAGAGGTATACAACCGCTACAAGCTGCCGCACGGTAGCGGGCTAAACTTGACCCAGCCGACATCGTACTCGGTGTCCGAAAACAAGTGTCGGGGAACGATCGACTTCTCGATCACGTATACGGACGACATCGCGGCCAACCTACCTTCTGGCATTTCCAGCAGAAATTGCTCGACCAGCGTGACAGAGGGTATAAGAGTACGTGCTAGTCATCCGATCCCCTTCCGTAGGTTCGGCAATCTGATCCAGGATATCAGAACGACGAGCGAAGGGTCGATCAGTCTGACGTGTGACGCTCAAGCGATTTCGACGGGCAATCCTGATGATGATACGAACCGTGCCATTCAAGCGGTGCAGGACGAACTCAACCGTCTTCGCGGCATCCATGCTAGAGCAGCGGACTACATCACGCTGCGTGTGAATGGCGTGACCCAGGATATCGACGATCGTGCCCTGAGCTGCACGGCAACCGTCACGTATGCATTTACTGTTGACCTGGCCAGCATCCAGGGCGACACAACGGCGATCAACCTGAGGATGATCTAATGGTAACCTTCCCGACAGTAGAGTGGGTTAGCCAAGATCCGACGATTGATCCCTCGGGTTTCCGTGACATCAACAGTGGTGCCGCTGGTTTCTTGAAGGTAGTCAACACGTCGGCTGGAGGCGAACTGTCATTCGGTACCCTCAACAATACCGACGGTACAGTGGTGAGCGACACCGCGTGTGTCTATGCTCGTGCTTCCGCTATGGGCGATGCGAGTGGCATTTTCAATATGCGGTTCTTCCTAATCAACACAAGTGCGTGGGGAGTGGGCACGTTCCGGTTCCTGGAAAGGAAAGAGCTGCATTTCCAGCAAGGCGGTATCAGTCTGACTGCTGGAGACAATGACACGCCCGTTGTAGTTCCGGCTACCACGAACCTGTTGGGCACTATTCAAGAGCCGCAGTTTCCGAACGGACAGCCGTGGATGAGCGGCGTACTTGACAACGACGTATCGCAGTACGCCTACATCGCGACGCTTGTGGGCAATGATGTGCCAGCGGGCACGTACGGCGGTGCTGGTGCCGGATCATTCAGGTACCGACTACTCTACGACTTCTCATGACAGACGAGATCAAACTACGCAAGACGGACGAAGAGGCTCCTAAGAAGCTGCCGAGAGGCGTTAAGCTCATGGTGCTTGGTGATCGTGCGATGTTTGTCAGATCGTACATGGGCAAGCTCTTTCCAGTGCCAGAAGATGAGCAAGAAAGGCTAAGAAGAGAGTATGTCAACTGAACCCCCGATTGTCCGCTTCTTTGAGTGGGATACAGCAGAGATCGCCGACCCGGCAGGGACGCGGCATCTTGAAGGGGGAGCGTTTGCCTTCAAGCAGCGGTTGGCTCGTGGCTGCCAGACTTACGCTGGGGCTGGCACGTCTGGTACGCTACAGTTCGAGGGGACGACTTTTGACTTGACGCAGACGCCGTTGCCGTCGCATCTGGAGTCGAAAGTTACGGCTGTAACCATCAGTCTGGGGAGTAGTGGCGTTGCGATCAGCAACATGCGGCTATACCTCAAAGACAATACAGGGCTATTGGCGAGCAAGGACCAAGGACTGGATCCTGCTATTGTCCAGTTTACAGCTAGTGGTATCTGGCAACCAGGCTCTGTTCTGCCTTCCGGCATTGCTCCAGAGCTTTCCACGACAATCCCAGCGGTTCCAAACCTACGGAGACAGGACGGGGCAGCCGGTCTAGAGGGTGAGGATGATTTCAACGCATCCCAGTATGTGTATATGAACGTTCTCGTACCTCTGGGAGCACCCTTGGGAGCGTTTGGCATCTGTGGGTCTGGACAGATCAATATCGGCCTAGCTTTCGACTTCTACCCACTTTAGTGTATTAGCTAATTGGCCGGGGTGCCCATGTGGGGTGCCCGCTTCGAAGCAACTTGCAGGAGGAATGAAATGGCAACATTCAACGGAACCTCTAGCACCAACAACGTCAACCAAGTAATCTGGGGTTGGAGCACCAAGCTCGAACTACGTACGGATCGTGCCAGCGGCAGCGTCGCTCGTCACGGTGTCGTGGGTGATGCCCTTGAGAACCTGGGCACTGGCGTTTCGACTGGTGATCCGTTCACTCTGCTTAGCTAAGTGAACATCTCCTGAACGGGAGAACACGGTGGGCCGTCCTTCGGGGCGGCCCATTGTCGTTAGTGTACTTCTTCTTGGGTGTAGCTACTGCTTAGCCCGAGGAGCAAGGATGAAAACCGCTAACTTTGAATATACCGGTAATGCCGGTAGGTTGTCGTTTACCACTCACTTCGGTGAGAACCACCACATCATCTGTCACAAGGACGATGATGAGAAGTTTCGTCTAGGTGGCACTGGTGCGAATGACCTGATGATCTACGAAGGGATCATCGTCAAGTTCCCTGATGGCGACGATGGTTTGGCTCGCTTTCGAGCATTCCGCAGCTCTGACCCCCAAGACTTCTTCGAAGGTGAATGCTACCTGTCTCCCGAAGAGTGGTCAGACGCTGATCGTCATTGCTACTTGACCGAATACTACACCCTGGAAATGGAAGGAAATCCTCCGGGGTGGATCGCGTCCAAAGACGTGGTCGATGGACCCAACTGCATCTTCATCAACTTGGACATCCTGGATGGTGGAGGCAATGTCATAAGACGATACCGCGTGTCGCCGTACACTGGTGACTACTGCGTAATGGAGACCGTTTGAATGACGTTTGCTAATGACTACTCTCTCGTTGGGTTTTGGCCCCTACACGAGCCGAGCGGTTCGCCGTTCTGGTTCAATTATGCCCCGAGAACAGCTATTGGTCTTAGCGGTCAGAATTTCGATTTCCACGTAGCTCGTTCAGTTGAGAACGATCCCGACTCTATTCGCGGTGCTTGGCCTGGTTACGATACTGAGTTTGACGATGCGTCTGGCACCACTTATGGCGGTCTAAGACTACAAGGTCGATACGAACGGGGAAACAACGACCGACGCACTTTCAAGTACCTCGTATGTGGTGATGGCAACTTTGGTTCTCGTCGTTTCGGTATCCCGCCCGATGTGACTGGTAGTGGTTTCACGGTTGGCATCTGGATCAACCCTCGAACTGATGGTTGGGGTGACTTCGGTAGTGATGGTCCAGGAGGAGAGCAAACTCTTCGTGGGCTAGCTCGTGCTCATGGATTGCTCACTCGACAAGGAGACCAAGATAACGGTTTTACGATTGGCGTGTCCGGACTATTGACTGGTGGATACCAGTACGACTCTGACTATGAGGGTGGTCCACATCAGTTGCGTGCCTTCTTGCATGGCTTTGGTGGCGAGACGACTGTTGCTGGTGGTGCTGATAGTACACACATTGATACGCCTATTGAGTCTGGTCGCCCCGTCCACTTGACCTTTGTTCATGAGGTGGATAACGGTTCCAGTGAACTGTACTCGTACACGCTGTACAAAGACGGTCAGCTTGTTGGTACAAATCAGATCACAGAAACGACAGACTCTCACAAGATGGTTATTCCATCGTCGCCGCCCAGCACTTCTCAGTTTGGAGATACTCCACTGGCGTTGGGTGCCGTTCAAGACGAGGGTGGCGATACGGCGAATGCGTACAACCGTGTGAACGGTTGGCAGCATCTAGTATCTGGCGTATATTGGTTTGAGCGTCCTCTATCTGCCGTAGAAGTGGAAGAGCTTCACGGTGCTGGTGGTCTACAGCCCGATGACGCGACACACCCCATTGTTGGCAAAGAAAAGGCGGTAACGATCACGGATCACCATCTCGTGGCTTACTACCCTTTCCAGTCGCCTGGCTATGTTGACGCCAGTCGAAACCATTTCCCCATGATCTACGTGGCGGATGAGGGTGGAAGTTCATCTTTCCCGGCTGGATGTCCGTCCGCTTTTGATCGTGGTGGGGTTGCTAACACTTCTAGTAACCCGGTGGGGGCGATGGGAACGATTAGTGGTGTTGCTAACGCCTTGATGGATGGAAATGGCAGCTTCACTATCGGTTGTCATGTGGGCGTTGGCGGTCTTGGTGTGTTCGGACACAACGCCGTTCTGTCGCTTGGAGCTATTGGTAGCACTGAAACGTCCAATATCATTGATTCGATTGGTGGCATTCAGGGTGGTCCTAACAGCAGCACTTTCAACCATCGTGTTAGGTTCTATCAGCGTGGAGTCAAGGAAGATATCCTTGAGCTGAGTAACGCAAATGGTGACCTTTGGCGTAAGACTCATGTGCATTATGGTGTAGTCCACGATGCACAGACTAATGGTGTCGCTCTCTATATTGACGGTCTACTGCAAGAGAGTGGAACGCTAACGCATGCGTTCGGCTCTCAGATGAACAACTTGTTTGGTAGCGGTTATCCGATCTACTTTATGGGGGGTGTAGACGGTAATGCTGTCAACAGTATTCTGCCGGATGATTTCGTGACGGATCCCGCAGAAGATATGTCGATGGCCGATGTATCCATTTTCCGGAGACCACTTGAACCTCAGGAAATGCGGGCACTTGCGGTGTCTGGCATCGATACGTCCGTTCTCAGCTACACAGTTCACGATCCAAGTCGAAGAGGCTTCTGGAAAGGAACTGAGCCGAATGGCGGGATCATTCCTGATCGTGCGTCGCCGTTCCAGGACAACGCAGCTCCGCTTTCGCCGTCGGTAAGTGAGCACATTTGGCAGCACTCTATCTATGAAGCTGGTAAGGCTGACAATGAGAGTGCGTTCTTCGAGATCGACTACTTTGGTCGTTTGCGAGATACGCCTCCTGAGCTTGCTAGTTTTGGCAATCTGGGAATGACATCTGGTGCGTGGAGCATCAAAGGTGGAAGTCGTGGTATGTATCCGATCACTTCGGTCATTACCACAAACCGTCGTTCGTCGTTTAGTAACCCGCAGGCTAGATTCGACATCTGTCACGAAGATAGAGATCAAGCTCCTCAGAACTTCCATGAAGAGTTTGTCCTCTCTTTCGAGGTAACTCCGAGCGGAGCGATTCCTCCGATCTTCGACCTTTGGTCTGAGAGTAATGATCCGTCAATGAACTGTATCTTGTGGGCCTGGCATGAGGGCACGCAAGACGCATACGCTGGATGGCTTACGAGTATCAATGCCAACAGTCCGGATCCTCCGGGTCAGGATGCTGCTGGTGGATCAACCGGACCGTCTGGGGTCACCATGGTGTTTGGTGGCACGCAGGGAGGCACGAGCAGTGTCAATCTGTCGTGTTCTGGTAATCTCGTCTTTGGTGTTCCCAACAGAGTTCTGTTCCACGTCAAGTCTGCCAATCCGTACGTGAAGACGGCAGGGTCTTTGCCGCCCGCTATCACTACTCTGTACGTTGACGGACAGATCGCCGATCGTAAAGTGGTTCCGTGGACTAACGGATTCTTCACGTCGAACGACACGCCGAATAGCACATCTTCTGACTGGGTGATGGATTTTGGTGGTATCGCTGTAGACGATACGGCCGCATCAGTTATCAGTGCCCGTGAGGCTGGTTTTGGGGACATCTACATGCGTAATGCATTCATTATGCGTGGTAGGTTCACTGAGGCAGATCTAGAACACTTGGCTACCAATGGTATCAATGAGTCTCCTTCGATTCAGGGATATGTCAACAACCAAGGCTTCGCAACGACATCCATCGCGACTACAGCGACAAACCTTGAGGCATACTGTCGCTTTGCTGGCGGCCAGTCTGGTGCTCTGGACTTGACACCAAAAGAGCAGCCGCTAGTTCATCTTGCTCGTGAAATTGCTGAGGCGAATGCGTTTGCTAGTGTTAGTGATAACACGGCACACAATCTGCGATATGTGGGTGGTCCGCTAGCCGGAAACGATCTCAACTTGCAATGTAGTGGCATCACTTTTGCAGGAGACTTCCCTGTTCTAGATGCGAACGCCGTAGCTCCGTTCGTTGCTTCTGGGGAGCCGTTTACTAAGCCGGATGAAGGCTTTACAGTAGCGTTCTGGTATGCAATGCGGGAAGATGTCAGTAGTGCTTCTTCCGCTCGTGTACCCGTAAGTTTCGGTCGTGTGCCGACCGGTGTCGGTACGACACAGTCCGTCGATGCTAGTTGGGCGATTGTGCTCAATAGCTCCGAGAACTTTGTGATGCAGATTTCTCTCAATGGGGATATGAACCTGAACCCCATCGGAGATGTCGAGCGACAGAACTCAATTAGATGCGGTAACTTCAACAGTAAGACCGAAGAGCTTGATCGGATCTGGAACACGAACCACAAAGGATTCAACCCTCCTGGGCACTTGGATTCGTGGGATCACTATGCGTGGACATATGACCCCACTGGCAGCGGTACGACTCGTGCGTACTTCAATGGCGTTTTGTCGCACGAAGTAGACATGGCTGGTCAGAAATTCCGTCGTCCCACTAACACGGCGACGAGAATGATTAGCTTGATGGCTCCGATGATTGAGCCTTGGGAGTGGGACGTTACTGTCGCTGAGTCGCACGGAGTTTTGACCGACTTCGCTTATTTCTCAGCTCCGCTTACTCATGACGAAGTGCGTTTCTTGGCGTACAACGGAATCATTTCTCCGTTCTCGACGGAGGCTAGCGGAATCATTGGTGGCTTCTCGTTCGGTCAGGATACCGGTTCGGGCATCGTCGGTAGCTATGTGAGATCTCAGGACACTGGTTCTGGCATCCTTGGTGGCTACCAGCTCGGCTCAATCCAGGTTAGCGGCATTGTTGGCGGCTTCTCGTCTGGCGTCATCGTGACGACCGGCATGCTTGGTGGCTACTTGCGTGCTCAAGACACTGGCTCCGGTATCCTTGGTGGCATGATGCTTGCCGCCGAGATTGGGTCGGGTATCGTTGGCGGCTATCTGCAAGCTCAGGATCTTGGGTCTGGCCTGCTTGGCGGTCACATGTTCTCGGCTTTCGCTGGCAGTGGTATCGTTGGCGGTATGTCGTTCGGCTCTATCTTGACCAGCGGTGTTCTCGGCGGTGTGACGATCGGCGGCCTTGCAGCCGGTGAAGACTTTGATGCGTACTATGTAGTCAAAGCTCTTGCTGCCCAGGACTTCGACGCCCAGCTAGAATCGACCGTTTCGCTAACCAGTGATTTCGATGCTAAAGCTGTTGTTTTTCAGGAAGAGTCGATCCCGTTGGTGGAGATCATCATCCCGGGTCAGACGGTTGAGGGTCTAGTGCCGCCGTTCAACCAATACTTCATTGGTAAGGCGTCGGGCACACAGGACAAGACGATCACGAAGACGATCTGGAACTTTGGAGATCTGAGTCCGACGGTCGAGGTCGCGGAGAGTGGTGCTGGCTGCTACCCTGTGCAGCACAACTTCGCCCAGAGCGGCTTCTATGTCGTTCGCTTTACAGCGATTGACTCGGACGGCATTCACAATTCGGCAACGCGATTCGTCAACGCTGCATCGGGTATCCCGGAAGCACTTATCAGCCTATCTGGCGTGCCGCAAATCGGCGAGGCTGCTCTGAATGTAGCTTTCGAGACGAGGGTTGAAGCACTACCGCCGGGTGTGTCGATTGTAAGTAAACTGCTGACGTTCGACGACGGACAGACCACGACGACTCTGAACCCGATCCACGGGTACACTGAACCTGGCGTTTACCGTCCTGTTTGGTGTATTAGAGATAGTCGCGGGTTCATCTGGTGCGACAGTTTGGAGCCAGGTATCGATTTCTACAAGGGGTAAGGGATGGCACTCGTATTCGACTCTAGTGCGATTACCGTCAGCGGGGTAGGAGCCCCGCTCAACGGTATTGAGTGGCCGTCCGGGCAGTTTACTGGCGGCCCCGGTGGGAATCTTTGTGCGTTCCTGTCTAATGCTAATGCGTCGTTCGGGTTTGGCCTAGAGCCTCACCGTTTCCAGACAGAATGGATCCCGTGTGGCACGACTGAGTTCCACGGGGCGTCTGGACAACTACCCAACATTGGACGTGAGCTTGAAGTCTATGTAGGAGACTTCTTGATGCGTGGCACGATCACGCACTCGGACTACACGACTAGTATTGGTGGCACAGTCGTCAACGTAACGTTCGAGGATAAGCGTAAGACTCTACGCAGGCTGAAAATCCACACAGAGGACTTGGGTGAGGACGCTCCTAGCGGAGTGATCTCGATTGCTCGTGCGTATCGCGTCAACAACGGTCTCACGGATGTCAACGGCGACCCGTCCGATCCGTTGATCCGTGAGTACGAGCGTATCCTACAGTTCGGTGCGACTTATACCCAGGTGCTAGCGGCTGTTGATCTCCACTTCACCGAAGGTAAGGCGTGGATCCCGGCGACCGAGCTTCCGACCGCACAGCAGATCGAGGAGAACATCGGTGGTGGTGCCGATGCAATTCGCTGGCAGTTCAACCTATCTCCTCTTGACGAGGCCATGACACGTATGCTCCAGGATGCCGGTTACGACTGGTACTGGAACATGGACGCCGAGAAGATCAGTCTGATCAGTCGCAAAGTCGTCTTCGACATCTCCGAGAACGACATCCTCGATCTCGTGTCGCAGTTCGGCAGCGGTAGCGGTCTCAACGAGACAAAGCAACTTGGCTTCGGTAACGACGTGGTGCCCGATCCGACACGATTCCGCGTGATCGGCGGCCATATGGAGGGGTTCGTCAACTCTGACCTTCTCAGCCCACTAGACGGACTAGATACGAGCGGTCTAGATGGCGGCCTCGTGTTCAGTCCTGTTTGGGACCAGATCAGTATTGGCTTCTACGACGCTGGCGGCTTCTACCGTACGTACACTCCGGTCGAGAAAGAGCTACAGCTAGCTCTGGCGGGAATCGAGCAGTGGTCGTACTTCAAGATCTACCAAGAGGCTCCCGAGTCGAACGACCCGCCGGGCTACGAACTAGATGGCGACGCGGGCTCCGTAGCAGCCCAACATCCTTCTTTCCAGAGTAGGCTCGACCCCCTTATGCCTTTGGGAGGCTTGGCGGATGGAGCGGCTGAGTCTGGAATTCGTGTGATCAGCAACAGACGTGACGCTGAGCATAACTGGACGCTAGCGTGGTATCAGCGTGTACATAGCCACGCATCTCGACATTATGGTAGATCGTACGTCCTAGAGAACTTCGTGTTCAACGAGGCGTCTGGCCTTTTCAAGCCGATTGAGGCGGCTTGGTCTAACATCGAGAATCAAGTACAGGGCTTTGATCTATCGCCGTCTGGCTCTGTAGCGACTAGTGGTATCTTCACTGAGGGGTACGAGATCAATCGAGATCTTGGTCCGATCAGTCCGTTCGTCACAAATGACTTTCGGGTACGGGCTCACTGCAAGCTACCTGTAGACACTGTATACGGACCGCAGGGTGATGACGTGCCCGCAGCGTTTGGCGACTGGACCGAGGACGCTCCTCCGTTCAATCCCGACGGTGACGGTAGTCACTACATCCCGGTGGACATCGTAGTTGTGGGCCAGAAGGTGATCAATCCTCGTAGCGATGAGCTGTACGGGTTTGAGCAGTTCCCCGAAGGCACTCTGTGGTGTCAGTTGCCGATCAACGCCGGTCCGTCTGGCGGCCTTGTGTCTGACACGGTGATCACCAGTCTGGATACTCTGCTAACGATCAATGATAAGCTAACGGGTTCTGGTCTACGTGATCTCATCAACCCGGCAGTAGTTCTCAACGCATACGAGGCATTGTCTGGTGTAGCGGTTCCTGTACAGGCACGTTCGCGTTACGGACAAGCGTATCCGAGCGAGTGGGTGCTTGGAGACAAGCACTATGAGCGTGACGAAGATGTTCAGCTAGACGATCAGTTTGTACCGTGGGCATTCTCTCCTGTTGGTCAGCAGACTTCGCTGGACATCATGACAGAGAGAGCTATTCGACGTGTCGAGGGCAAGATTGTGCCTCTTAGCTCGTCACGATACGCGGACTTCTCACAGGTAGGGTTGCCGCTACTGTCGTTCGATTCGTTTGCTGGGCAGAGCATTGGTCCGTCTGGATTCTATGGCGAGACCACTCATGGTGTCAACGAGGTCAACATCACGTTTGGTCTGGACGGTTTCCAGACCAGATACAAGATCCAATCGTACTTCCCGAAGTTCGGTAAGGAAGCACCGAGAGGTGAGCGTGTACGTGCTGAGCTGAATGGCATTCTCAACCCGATCGACTTCGTTGATCTTGAGTTGCTGAACCAGGGTGTGGACAACGAGTTCCCGGATATCCCGGACAACCCGTTCCCGCCCCCGCCGTTCGTTGGAGACGATCAGCGTGCCGTGCGTGTGACCATCAGTGAGGTGAACAACACTTTCGAGCTGACTAGCACTCCTGGCACCGAGGAGGACGAGCGGTATCGTGGTATCGATCAGAATGGTTACACAAAACCGCCGACAGCTCTAGACTCGGGTAATGACGACTTCAAAGAGGGTGCGATCTGTATCGATGGTTTCCTGAACATCGATGACGATGCTCTCTATCACACTGACGAGTTCGAACTGCCGGGCGGTAATACTGTTCTGCGGTACTTCACACAGGGCCGTCCGTTTGGTAACGGTACCATCGTTGAGGTAGAGCGTACGAACGGTGATAACTACGACGTGACCATTGTAGACCCGACGGCAGCGTCTAACGGGTACGAGCGTGCTATCTTCGATGTCGCAGTGCTCAACGGTACCGTGTCACTCAACGATAAGACCACGCTCGCTGTTCAGGGCGACGGCCCCGTGAAGCCGGGTGCGAGTAATGGCACCATCTTCATCAACGGTACAACACAAGACGCACAAGCGGGTGTTACGCCCGTAGAGATCGTGTCTGTGACTGAGCAAGGTACGCAGGACGCATTGGCGGTCTGCAAGGAGCTAGGTATTGGTTCGGATGGAAGATTCGATCTTGGTTCTGGACAAACGTTCCTGAACGTAATCCCCATTCCGTTCCGTGAGTTTGCTGCTTCTGGTGATCGTGGATTCCTGACGACTCCCACGTCTGTTCCGAGTGGCGGTTTCGGTAAGACCGGACCCGTTAGCTTTGTGGAGATCGTACGGGCTCCGCTCCGCAGGTTCGCGGCACCGGCCGGTGGCGGCGGTGGAGGTCTCGACTAATGGGATTGGCTTCGGGGCAAATGCCCTACGAATACCCGTTCACAGTTCCGCTCCGTTCTCAGCCCGACTCGTGGCCTGGAAATGGAACAGGATGGGTGCTCGGTGCGTCTGGCGATGTCATGGAACAGGGTATGTTCGTGATCAATGCCGAGCTACGCAAGTGGGGGTTCAACGACGAGAACTTGTTGCAGAACTTCTACAAGGTGTACACGCATCCCGAGGTGACTCCGTCGGGCTTCGAGCCGAAACCGAATGGCGACACTCTCGAAGGACACGTTGGGGATGTAGCTGCGTTGGCAGACATCGACAACATCAACCAAATGCGGTTCATGCTCGATGAGTTGTTCAATCGCTATGACAACGACACCGACTATTTCCAGCGACACTTCCAGGCGGCTTGGCTAACAACAGCTTACCCGGAGAGTCCTAGCGGCTATATCAGATTCCAGGAGCTGAGTCCGGGCACGTTCCTTGTCTATGGGTTTGACTACCTAAGGCCGGATCCCGACTTCGTTGGCGATGGCGAGAACATCGAGGACTTGGATATTCATTGGCTGGGATCGTCGGGTGTCATTTTCGACGTTGACTTCGGCGAGGTGATCTTCAACCCTTATCCATTTCCAGGAGAGTCGGTCAACAACCGTGCTAGTGCCAACAGTTTGCAGTTTGATACTGGTCCGCTCTACCCGACATTCCACAAGACGGATGGCAGCTTGATCTCTATGACCGGTCGTGAGAGAAGCGATTGGGACTCTGGCTTTGCTGACGAGATCAACTTCAACGCTTTTGGGTCTGGCAAGATTCAGCTTGACGGCTATGCCTTGTTGCCCGAGACAAAAGTAAGGATCGTCACTGGTGCCGATAATGGCTGGTTCTTTGTTGGTGATGGTTCCAGTGACTTTGTAAATCCTGTCCAGGGTGTACGACAGCTCAGTTCTAATGGCGACACTGACGGGACCGCTCGTATGTACTACGACGTTCCCGGTAGTCTCGGGTCTGGTTTCTACAGGATCTTGACAAGCACCAGTCGTTCTGCCGTCCCGGAGGCAGGTATTGCTTCCGGTGCCTACACTAGTCTGTGGCCGCCTGGTGGTTACCAGGAACGCATCAACGCCAACGGCTTTAGGGTCTACGCTGGCTGGAACAACAACCTATTGCGTCGTTCTACGTATGAAGCTAGTGATGGCACGCGAATCGTGTTCCCTGATCTTTCCAGGGGATATCAGGTCTTTGATGACTGTTTGTGGATCACAGGCATTACGGCCGGTCTAAGCGGAAGCGTTACTGCTGGTGGATTGCATCCGATCTCGCCGCACAACGGTAACTTCATGTGGTTCCGTTCGGCTGAGAGAACGATTGCGTCTCGTGGCAACAGACCGTCTACAAGTTCAGAGGGACCTGACGCACCCGAGCCCGGCCACTGGGAAGTGCATAGAGGACTAGAGAAGTTCGGCAGTAACGAGATCCTTCGTGTAAGTCGTAGTTGGCAAGAGGATTTCACGATCAATGCGTGTGGTCCCGGCAACAATAACGATCTACGTGAGAGCACCGTTTACTTCCAGAGATACGAGTTGCCCGAACTAACTCACACCGAGCAAGCAGAGACTGTGCCCTTCTGTGAAGACGTCGCTGGTGGTGGTGACTTCGGTACTCTCGGGAATGCTCTTAGTTCTCTGTTCTTTGACGGTACACACTACTTCATCGGCGATAGACTGCTCGGTCGTGTTTCTAGATGGACATCAGCTTTGGATTTCGATGGTATCTATACTGGTAGAATTGCTGCTCGTCGTTACTACGTGGATGGCGAGTACCTATACAGCATCGCCGGAGCTATCACTACGGGCGACCCTCTGATCACTGATGCCAACATGGCCGGTCGAGGTTCGGCGAGCGGCATTGGAAAGTTCAGCTTCACGACTCACCCGTCGGACATCCTGACTGAAACTGGTAACCACACTCACGACTCGGCGAAACCGATTGAAGCAGATAAGCACGTTGGCAATCAGTCGCCGTCAAACTGTGACATTCATCACATCATCTATGTTGATTCGTCTGACGCGACGCATGTTGCTCCGGGAATCTGGGTGCTAATTCAGTTTGGCAACGATCTGTACTTGATGAGGGTTGTCGAGGAGGCCACTATTTACAGGGTTGAGGAAAGCTACGAACTAGACTTGTTCGCTGATAGTGGCTTCCCATTCGGTGATGACTTCCCGTACGAAATCATCCACCTAGACATCGATTAGTGTATTTATCCATAGGCGTTGGTCTTGTCGGCCATAGTCAGTAGTAGTGCGGATAGCCGTATAACTGGAGGAACACAATGGTTAGTGGTATTCGATTCATGGGCACGAGCGGTGCCCTGGGCAACACGGTCGCCAGCTTGTATGCTGCTATTGCCCAGCCCGAAACAAAGATCGAAGCGTTCAACTTCGAGGCGGCTGCGGCGGAAACGTCTGTGCCCAACCGTATTGGTTTCTTCGGTGAAGGAGCGGCTCCAAACAGCCCGATCATCGTTGGTCAATTCAACCGTCGCACCCATTTTACTGACTATCTCGGTGCCGACTTCGCTCAGCTAGTCACTGCTCGTTTCACGAGCAATACGACGGTGGAGATTTCTGGCGTTGCGAACGCGGTGACCGGACATACGTTGGCGACAATTCCACAGGAATCTGGCACCTTGCTGATGCGTTTCAGGGAGCCGAATGACACGAACGTGTCTACCCAGAACGCCGTTCTGCGTGCGATCGACCTGGATGCCAACCACATCGCTCAAGATGTCACCCTTTCTCAGGTAACGAACGCAACGATCTACGGATCTGAGCTAGCAAATACCGATGGGGATAGTGGAGACGCTTCCTGGACTCAGTTGTCCGACGGTGCTGGCGGTGGTACGACGCTAACCCTGAACGACCAGGCGACTGAGGCGACGATCCACGACTACCACGTCCTGCTATCGATGAGTCCGGGGCAGGCGGGTCGCAAGATCGACTTCGCCTTCTACGTCCAGCTTGAATTCCTGTAAGATAAACTTGCGGGACTGAATTCGCGGCGATCTCAAAAGAGGTCGCCGTTTTTCGTTGTCAAGTGGGACGCGGCCCCCACTATGGTAGTGCCATCCGTGTGGTTGAGCAAGGAGAGCCCATAACATGACCTTGGCATTCAATACGAAGCATCCTCACGTTCGCCCAAACAACAGGTGGATTGCGTCCCTGTCTGACGGTTCGACCGTCTTCGAAGACTTCACGCCTGGGGAGACAGCCGCCTGGAAGAGATTGCGTACGTACATCCGCAATAACTCTTTGCAGATCACCAACTTGCGGCTAGAGGTGTATGGGCAGGCAACTACGATGAAGCCAGCCAAGAGTGGTGTCGATGGATACTGGCACTGCAACAAGATGGCGAGCTTGAACGGGGCCAAGGAATGGTCCCACCGTGGAGTGGGCTATGTCGAGGGAGACAAAGTCTATATTACGTGGATTCGCGACGACGGCCAGGTCTACGGAGAGATTCGTGACTTCAACGACGACGATATTGGTTTGATCCTCAATGACGAAGTATAGCTCAATCACAACCCCCGAGATTCAGCACGACGCGGCAAATATGTTGGTTGAGTTGATGTGGCTCAACCGAGACCTAACCCTTGGCCCCTTTCCCTGGCGAGGGGCCAACGGTCGTGAGTGGGGCAAGACCGTCTCTGCTGTAAAGAAACTGATGAAGGACCCGTTCAACCTCACGGCTGATCAAGTTGCCTTCTACATTTACAGGTGCGTCCCTACCGAGATTGACAGTGAAGAGTTCGCCAAGATGGCTGTGGTTGCGAGGAAACTCCTACAGCGTTTTGGGCTCCACGAGCTATGCGGTCTCTACTCTGGATGGCGTGCCGAACGCGAGGTCGATGGCATTGACTTTGCTACACACAAGAAACAAGACGCTAAGTCGTTGATGAAACTCCTGGAGGAGCTAGAGCGTGAGTGAGACAGTAGACAGATACAAAGGTGGCGACTATAACTTTTTCGCCAAGGAAGTCGGGAAGATCGACGGGGTTCGACTCCAGGACGCGGCCGAACTCGTAGACCCTGACCCCAACGAATCGGGCTCCATTTCCCTAGACCACGCCCTAGTTGTTCCATTTCCAGCCGGGCGTATTACAGAGGTCTATGGTCCCAACGGTTCGTGTAAGACGACTCTTGTATTGGCTGTAGCGGGTAGAGCCCTCAAGGCCGGTAAGGCTGTGCTCTACATGAACATGGAGCGTAACCTCAACCGATCGTTGGTGCAGACGGTACGAGACATTCGCCCTTACATGGAAGCTCAAGGTGAAGAGGACTGTCCCCTCAAGATCGCTACAGCTCCCAATGGTGAGGTGGCGTTTGAGGTCATGCGGAAGTTCGCTTTGCAGTTCCCGGATTGTGTGATCATTCTCGACTCGATTGACGCTTCGCAGCCTGAGGCTGTGATGGCCGGAGAGGTTGGCGAAAACAAGGTTGGCAATCTGGCGAAGCTCCTGTCGGACGCAATGCGGAAGCTAATTGGGGTTGTCGAAGAGAACAATGTCACATGTATCCTAGTCAATCAGCAACGTAGTAAGATCATCGCGTACGGTGATCCTCGTACTACTTCTGGTGGTGATGCCGTGCCGTACTATGCTTCTCAGCGTATCGAGTTGATGAAGCCGGGTAAGCAGCAAACCCTGGTGAACGTAGACAACGACAAGGTTGGTGTTGTGATTCGATTCAAGGTGGCGAAGAATAAGTGTGCTCCCGATGGGATTGAGGGAGAGTTCCCTATTCTCTTTGGTCACGGTATCTGGCGAGAGAAAGAGATTGTCCAGAAGGGACTAGAGTTCGGCGTGCTGAGCTTTGGCGGACGTGGCGGTAGACAAGTTCTGTTGCCCAAGCTCGATCGCGAGAGCGGTGAGCCTACCGAAGAGACTATCGCCATGAAGCAGGCTCTCGCGTGGCAGCGTCTATTGATCGACCAGAAGTTGGCTGCGTGGATCGAAGGCAAGGTCATGGAGTTGATCAAGCCAGATCATTACGACGCAGTGGATGCTATGTTTGATGGCGAGATTCAAGAGGCTTGATGGACGCGAAGTGAGCATGGAGGTACTGCCCAGCCGATATCCGGTTAGGACGGCGGGCACTTCACGTTCACAGCCGCAGTTTCGACTAGGGGAACTCATTCGGTTGGTGTACGGTCCCGGTACCGTAATCCTCGAAGAGTTTCCTGTAGTCGGGACACGCATGTCTCTAGATTTCTACCTTCCGCACCACTCGCTCGCCTTCGAGTATCAAGGCCGACAACACACCGAGTACGTACACCACTTTCACGGCGATAAGAAGACGTTTGAGCGTCAGAAAGCTCGTGATAGACAAAAGCGACAGTGGTGTGAACTCAACGATATTGATCTAGTGGAAGTTCATACGGACTATCTCAGTACCGACGACCTAAGAGCACTCATTACCGAAGCACGCGATGGCGAACGTTCAAGCTGAGAAGCTGCTACTAGCTGGGTTGATCAGCAATCCAGATACCTTCTTTGAGCTAGCTACCTATCTAGACGGGGAGGCCGACTTCACGTCGTTGGGTGCTCAGATGACATTCGAGATCATCTCGCATTTGTACATCGAGCAAGAGCTACAGAAGGTTACTCGTGCCAAGATCTTGTCCGCCGCCCGGTCTCTCGGGATGACGGACTATCCGCAGGCCACGCGGAACGGTGAGGCTCTTGACGACATCTTCGCCGAGCCGGTCGGCGATCTGGAAACGAAGAAGCATTTTCAGGAGGTCAAGAAGCACGCCTACATCAAGAGTCTGACGCGGCAGATGCAAGAGGTGAGGGAGTACGTCGGACATACCGACGATCCCTTGTCGAAGATCATTGCGAGTGTTGAGGACAAGCTGGTTAGCACGGCTGGTGTGCTAGACGGTAACGAGCACGCCCCCATCCGTCTGACCGCTGGGCTCAAAGAGTTCATCGAAAGTTTTGCCGATGATCCCGGGCATATTGGTCTAGACCTTGGATACCCCGTTTGGCAGTCGCGTATCGGTCAGATTCGTAACGGGTCAGTGACCTTCATTGCGGGCACGACCAAGTCGGGTAAGTCTCAGCTCGGAGTGAGAGCGGCTATCATCGCTGCACACAAGCACAACATTCCTGTATTCATTGTTGATAGCGAACTCAACGTGAATGATCAGCGGATTAGGCTGGCTGGTATGTTGGCTGAGGTTCCCTACAACATCCTGGAGACCGGATACTGGCGTCTCACGCGAGAAGAGTTGAAGGATAAGGGAATCGAGGAGGACTGTGAGATCGAGCGAATTCTCGAATACGGTCGTCGTATGCGTACTCCGGAGTTGTGGGAGCTGGCCGATAGGCTGCCAGTACACTACATGTCGATTAGCGGCATGGGCGTGCAAGAGGTACTGCCCCACCTTCGCCGCTGGGTACTGACTCATGTCAAGCCCGATCGCGAAGCAAAGGTTCCTCAGTGCCTGATTGTGTACGACTACATCAAACTGGCGAACGTTGAAGAGATTCGTGGTGGTCGTATCCCCGAGTGGCAGTTGCACGGCTTGAACGTGGCGGCACTCCACGACTTTGCTACTCGATACCACATCCCGATCATCACTTTCGGGCAAACGAACAACGAAGCCGATGACGGCATTCACTGTATTGCTGGTGGTAAGCGTATCTCAGAGAACGTTACGTCTATCACGTACATCAAGCTGAAGACTGACGAAGAACGTTCGATGGACAGCACCGGCTCTCACTTCATGAAGATCTTTGCCGCACGATACGGCGGAGCCACGGGAGAGAGCGGCTACATCAATTACAACGTAAACCTCTATTGCGGCGTGTTTGAGGAGTTGGGGATGGGTACGGTGAACTTCGCCGAAGAGCGAGAGCGTCGTAGACGCGAAGCACGAGCTGCACGCCAAGGGAACAACGACGATGATGAGGGATAAGGACGATATCAAGACCCTGCGTGTTCATGCTGGTCGCAATGTTGGAGTCATTCTAGATCAGCTAGGGATTGCGTATTCTCGACGCGGCCCATTGATTCAAGCACGCTGTCTGTGTAAACAACACGGAGGCGATGGGGACAACCCGACCGCTTTTAGCTGGCGTGCCGATTACGGACGCTGGAAGTGCTTCACTCATCAGTGCGATAGGACACATGGTAATGACGTGTTTGGGTTGGTACGTAGTGTTCTTGGTTTGAATTTCCGCGACGCGGTCAAGTGGGTCGATGCGGCTCTTTCCGGCGAAGATTTGAGTGAGCCGGTCGCGGAGCACGAGTACAACGCGACTCGTCCACGCCTCCACATCCACGAGCCGATTGCGGAAGATAGACTCAAGTTCTTGAAGAAGGATCATAGCTATCTTGAGAGCCGTGGTTTTGATGCGGACGTGCTCAATAGTTACGACGTTGGTGTGTGGCGTCGTATCGGCACGTACATGAACAACCGAGTGGTCATTCCTCTACGTGACCACCAAGGGTTCGTAGTTGGGTTTACCGGTCGCACTCTTTTGACGCCAGAAGAGATGAAGGCGGAAAGCGAGCGTACTGGGCGTCCTGTGCGTAAGTGGATCCACGGCCGAGATTACGTCAAATTCCCAGACAGAGATCGTCAAGATCTATTCATCACGTCTATTCTCTACAACTGGCATCGTGCCAAGAAGCATCTTGGTCAAGATAGAGAGCTGATCATCGTTGAGGGTCCGCTTGACGGATACGCTTTGCAGCAGGCGGGCATCTTCAATTGGGCTGCGACTCTTGGCACTACGTTCACCCCTATCCATAGAGGGCTTCTGGTAGACGTGGGCGTCAACAAGATTCGCTGTGCGTACGACGCGGACGAGACGCTGCCTAGTGGCAAAACTCCGGGCGATGATGGATACGAAGCGATGGGAGACATCGTGGGAGACTTGATTGAACTCGAAAGAGTAGGACTACCCATAGGCATGGATCCTGGCTCGATGACACCGGAACAAATCCAACTCGCATTCTGACATGAAACTCAAACGAATCAGTCCGAGCCGCATCAAGACTTGGGACCAGTGTCGCTTCAAGTATTGGCTTACTTACCATACTGACCGCAAGCTCAAGTCGAACTGGGGAGCCGCACACGGTTCTCTGATTCACGACATCCTTGAGAACTACGCCAACGAGGAAGACACCGATTGGATGCGTCGCCTCTACGAGGGGTATGGTGGGACCTTGGAGACCCTGGACTACTACCAGAATCCGGTTACGATGGAGTCTCCGTTGATTTGGGCCAAACCTAAGGACTACGCGGAGAAGCAGCCTCACTGTAGTTCGTGTCCGTATGCTCAAGACGGGCTCTGCACGATCAACCGGGAGAAGCTTGACGACCTATCTGGATGTCCTCGCGACCTTTTTCAGTTCTCCATCGAGATGATGCGAGACACGATCGATCGGTATAGGGATATCTGGCCCGCTCTCCTGAGGGACAAGGGCGGCCGAATTATCGGCACAGAATATGAATTCAGTATGCCGCTACCGGGTGTCGATGTTGACGTTATCGGCGTGATGGACTTGGCAATTGCCTATCCGGAGAGGAAGACTGTAGAGATCATTGACTATAAAACCGGAGTCTGGACACAGGACTACGGACAGTGCTACGATGATATCCAGGTACGGACTTACTCACTGGCATCGCGACGTATTTTCATCGATGACATTCTCGATCTAGGGTTTGACTTCGATAACGTCATCCTAACATTCGACTATTTCCAGGGTAAGCCGGTAACGCTAGGATTCTCAGAGGACGAGGATCTTGAGACCGAGGTCAAGTTGGTCAAGAAGGTCCGCGAGATCCAAGGTGCTCATGAGATCTACCGATGCGTTCGTGATCCGGAGACCTACTGGAAATGCAAATCGCTTTGCGACAAGGAAGTTTGCAAAGACGAGTGGAAAGGCAAGTTCACGGTAGCAGACTGATGGTCAAGATCTCCAAAGACTGGGTAGAGGCGTACTTCGAGTACGGCATTGATGTTGGTAACCGTCGCGTGTTCCTGACACACGATATCGACGCGGAGTCGATTGGTGCGGCGATCAAGGGGCTCTACCTGATGGAGAACGAGAACACAGAGAAGCCGATCGAGGTGTTCGTAGGGTCGTTCGGCGGTAGTGAGTACGAGATGTGGGCGTTGTACGACGTTATGAAAACGTTGGAGAGTCCCATTCGGACAATCGCTATCGGTAAGTGCATGAGTGCCGCACCGCTGCTAGTAGCCGCCGGAGACCCTGGCGACCGCTGGGCGACCCCCAACACCTTTTTCATGATTCATCAGAGCTGGGATGAATTCGGGTCTGCTCGTGTTGATGAAGTCAAAAAGGCAATCAAGCACAATGACATCATGGCCAAACGCTGGTATGAGCTGATGGAGTCGCACACGAAGAAGGACGCCGCTTTCTGGAAAAGGAAGTGTGAGGCTGTGGGTGATTGTTTCTTCACCGCCGAAGATGCACAAGAGTGGGGTCTGATTGACCACATCTGGAACCAGAAAGAGGGGACCGACTGAGAATGGCAATCGTCAATGTCAAGTGCGACAATGGTCATGAGCTGGCGATCGACGTTCCCCGTCCCGCTGGCTTTCTCCGGTTGTGTGAGAAAGGTAAGCGGGTGTGTCCGCACTGTAAGCCGGAGAATGTTCGCCTCTCACCTTTCGAGCCAGAGGAGAACAACATCACTAACGAGAAGAGGTATGCATGCAAGCACGGGCATGTCACATCTTTCTCCCCGTTCACTAACGGGATGATCAACGTCACCTGGGGTGAAGACTACGAGAACATCGAAGGTATGCCCCAAGATGTGCCTAGGTGGATTGAGGATGGTATAATCAGATGCAGGCATTCTGTGGTCAACAAAGCTGGGCGACGTAGAAAATGTTCCTGCAAACTGAAACCAGTAGACGATGCCGTTCTAGACTACCCCAACAGTGTCGGGATCAAGACTCGAACTCGTGTGGGCGACATCTGGGATAAGCACGATTGCGTGGAAGCGAAGGACTCTCATGTCGAGACTTTCCGAGAAGGCGGACGAGAAGACGCCCGGTTTGTCGAGACGGAGTTTGGCAAGCGAAACAAACGACGACTAAACGATATCCGCAAGAAACGACAAACCGAGGCACAGGGCGAGATTCTCAAGCGTCCCACGGACACGCGGTCCGACGAGAAGCTGAGCAAGGGTCAGGCCCTACGAGGATCACGACAAGAATACGACTGATGACCTTTGTCCACCTGAATGTACGTAGCCACGCATCTCTCCTTCACGCATCGAGTCAGCCGGATGCAATCGTAGAACGGGCGGCCAAGATGGGCCAGCCCGCCGTGGCCCTCACCGACTACGGCAACGTCTCCAATGCCGTCAACTTCTACCGTGCTGCGACGACGGCTGGTGTGAAGCCAATCCTGGGCGTGGAAGTCTTCTTTACAGAGGATAACGACGAGTACAGAGAGCAAAAGATTCGTCAGGTCAGGCACCTTACCCTGTTGGCTGAGAACGATATGGGATGGCGTAACATCGTCCGTATCGTGTCTGACTCGAATACCCCGGACAACTTCTTCTACAAGCCCCGCGTGGACTTCGAGATGCTTGAAGGTCGTACCGAGGGCGTGATTGCACTCGTGGGCGGACCGGACGGCATTGTCTCGTATTACACGTACGACAAAACAACTGTTGACGGTGGCATCACTGATCCTCGTGCCACCGTCAAGGCGGCTGCTCTTGTCCGTCGTTTCAAGCGACTGTTTGGCGACGATCACCTGTTCTTGGATGTTCAAGATACTGGTCAACGTCACGAAGAACAGATGAACGAGGGGATGCGTGACCTGGCCAGGAAGTACGGTCTACGCACAGTTGCGACGACGAACGTTCACTATGTCACTCCGTCCGATGCGGAGGCACATAGAACTTTGTTGGCGATGAACCCTTCCGAGTTCAATCGTTCTACGTCTACAGACTTCACTAGTGAGCGATTCTATCTATCGTCTCGTGAAGACATGGAGTCCACCAATCTTCTGCCGGAGGAGCTGGACGCTACGGTTGAGATTGCTGAGCGATGCAATGTCGAGATCGATCTCAAGAAGCGTCGTCTACCCAAGTACAAGTTTGTTCCTGGTGAGCGGACTGCGATGGAACACCTGGGAGTCTTGTGTCGCGAAGGCTATGAGAGGCTTGGTCTGGCGGACAAGAAATATCAGGGTGACGAGAGCTATCGTGATCGCATGAATCGCGAGCTGGCGGATATTCGCGACATGGGGTTCGCGGATTATTTCCTCATCGTACATGACGTGGTTGACTGGTGTAAGCGAGCGGGCATGTTGCTCGGTCACGGTCGTGGATCTGCGGGCGGTAGTCTAGTTAGTTACGTGCTCGGTATCACAACAATGGATCCGCTTGAGTACGGCCTGATCTGGGAGCGTTTCCTGAACAAAGGACGGGGAGGCTTGCCGGATATCGATACTGACGTTCCCCAGTCTCGTCGTCAAGAGGTGCTGGCATACATCCGTGAACGCTTCGGGGCGGGTAACGTTGCACAGATCGTGACGTATGGCGGAATGAAAGCCAAGTCTGTGCTCAAAGACGTGTTCCGTGTATATGGCGTTGACTTCGATACGGCTAACACGATTACATCTCTTGTGCCCGCAAAGAACAACAATCACGCTCCTCCCACGCTTGAGGAAGCATTGGAGATGGTGCCTGCTCTACGCGAATACGAGAAGAAGTACAAGGCGTGGTTCGCTATCGCACGAGCCCTAGAGGGTTGCTACAAGAGTGTTGGCATTCACGCCGCAGGCGTGGTGATCTCTGACGTGCCGTTTGAAGAAAGCTCGTATCCTCTTTGTAGATCGGCTAAGGGCGACAACACTCTGTTCGCCTGGGACATGGAGACGGTTGATACTTTGTCTCTGCTCAAGCTCGATATGCTCGGTTTGACCAACCTAGATGACATTCAGGTCACGATGGACCTAGTCGATTCGCGTGGAGGTGAAGCGGTCTCTCGTGAGACGATGCCGCTTGATGATCAAGAAGCTTTCGGTATTCTGTCGCGAGGACTGAACACTGGCGTTTTCCAGCTTGAGAAGCAGCTTGGTAAGTCGTGGAGCAAGGCTCTAAAGCCAGAGAGCATTGACGAGATTAGTGACCTCGTATCTCTGATCCGTCCGGGACCGCTAGACAGTGGCATGGGCGATCAGTACCGAGACGTGAAAGACGGCTCTGCTGATCCTTCATACATCCATCCGCTACTTGAACCGATTCTTGGTCCCACCAAGTCTGCGTGTTTGTACCAGGAACAGGTTATCCAGATCTGTCGTGATCTTGCCGGTATGACGCTGATCGACGCCGACAAGGTACGAAAGGCGATGGGTAAGAAGAAGCCGGAGGAGATGGCTCGATGGCGTGAGGTCTTCATTGAAGGTTGTGCCAGCCATGCTCAGATCGCAGAGGAGACCGCTGACGAGATTTGGTCATTCATCGTGACCTTCGCGGGATATGGCTTCAACAAGTCGCACGGTGTGGGCTATGGTCTGCTGTCGTATGAGACGGCGTACATGAAGGCTCACTACCCCACGGAGTTCCTCTGTGCTAAACTGCGTCATGCCGGAGATGCGGACGAGACCAAGTCGCTAGTGTTTGACGCCAAGCTATTCGACATCGAAGTAGTTCCGCCTCGTGTGAGTGCTGGAAACAAGACGTTCGACGTAGTCGGCGACAAGCAGATCGCGTTTGGTCTGACAGCTCTCAAGGGTGTGGGTGCTGCCGCGATCACGTCTGTTGTGGCTTTGTCTGAGGTAGCAGGAGACCCGTCACCCGAGTCATTCGAGATGGTGTTGTGGTCGCTTTTCAGTGATACCCACAAAGTGAATTCCGCAGTGGTCAGGGCACTCATTCTGTCCGGTGCATTCGACGACTTTGGGGTGCAGCGTGTACGTGCTTATGCACAGTACAAACTGCTAATGAGTCTGACTCCGAAGCAGCGGGAGAAGCTTTGGGGTCTGTACACGGCACAGACGTTTGGGCACGACTGGATCCGTGTTTTGCGTGGGGCGGTTGACGAAGACAAGTTTGAGGCTATCAAAGAAAGGTTCGGCATCACGCTCGCGAACGTCGCTCAACGTGAGAAGATTCGAGGCAAGCTAGCTGAATACGATGCTGGTGACGTGCTCGATCGAATGTCGGATAAGATCAAGTGGGAAAAAGAGTATCTGGGCTTGGGATTGAGCGGCAGTCGAGCCGATGGATTCCGTGTACGAAACAAGTGTCGCGACGTGGTTCGTGACGGTTACGACGGTATGCCCATCGAGATCGCTGTTGAAATCGATGGCTTCCGAGAGATCCTGACGAAGAAGAGACGACAGCCCATGGCGTTTGTTACGGGCAGCGACTCGACATATCAGCTAGACAACATCGTCGTCTTTCCCAGACTATTCGAACAAGCCGGTAGGCTACTTGAAGACGGTGCGGTATTGAAGGTCATTGGTAGTGTCGATGAGCGTGGCTCTGTTCTGGCTAACGAGCTACAGAGGTTGGTATGACGAAACAGTACGAGTATAAGCACGTCACGGTGCCGTTTACTGACGAAGAAATGGTTCTGATTGGCGTTCCTCTTGCAGCCAAAGATCGAGCCCCGTTGGACGCGAAACTGGAAGAGTTCTTGAACGCAGAAGGTGCCGAGGGCTGGCGTATCGTGCCCCCGTTAGTCCTGCCGGTTGTGCTGCTTGAAAGAGAAGCAGAGGTAACGGCGGAGACCGAGGGAGAAGATGGTTGACTACGCCAACGTCCATATGATGGGACGTGCTACGGCTGAGGCTAAGCTGTACAACATTGACGATGCCGACAACGTTTCGCGAGCCGTCTTTACAGTTGCATGCAATCTGCCCGTCAAGTATGCCGACGGTAGGAATGAGACTAAGCCTGTATATCGCAAAGTAGTGGCCTGGGGTCGCTTCGCGAACTACATTGCAGACTGTCAGAAAAGCGACGGCCTCAAGGGTCGCCTGATTGTCGCGGTCGGGACAATGGATGACGACACACAGAGCGAGGGTAAGGGAGAGGTCGTTCGGGTTGGACACCCGAATGGAATCCTCACTGTGATGGATAGGCGGAAGAAGAATGATGACCGGAATTGAGGAGACGCTAGAGCAGTACGATCAGCTCATCCGGTCTATCGCGAATTCGGCCATTACCAGTTCGGCAGTTTCAGACCGCTCGGACCTCATGCAGGTTGGCCGTATCGCCGCCATGAAAGCCATCCAGTCGTATGACAGTTCGTACGGGGCGAGTATGCGGACGCATGTTCGTAAAGCTGTACGCAACGCGATCTACGACGAAGCCGCCCGCTTCATCGGTCCGATGACGATTGCGGACCACGTCATCACCTCGTTGGCCGCCGAAGTTGGCCGCCTTCACGAGGATGGCCAGGACGACGCACAGATAGCTTCTTCTCTTTCCAGAAATCGAGTGAGGTTTGAGTGCAGTGAAGAGTACGTACGTGCTTTACGCTTTCTCTACCAAAAGAGACACGCGAGCGAGCTTTCAGAGTCGCTAGTAGACGGTGACGAGTTTGTCACAGAGGACGCTATTATGCGTCTACTTGCTCAACTAGAGACTACACCACTAGAACACAGTATCATCTACGAACGCTGGCTAGGTACAGCCACGCCTGAGATGATCATGGAGAGGCACAGTGTCTCTCGCAGGCATTTTCAGAGAGTCCAAGGACAACTCAAGACAAGGCTGTACGAACTGCTGCAATGAAGAAGCGTATTCTATTCGTTGGCGAAGCCTCCTTTCTTTCTACTGGCTTTGCCACGTACTACCGCGAACTGCTCTCGCGTTTGCATGCTACGGGTAAGTACGAGCTTGCTGAACTAGGCAGTTACGCTGACGATAGCCATCCGGGCGTTCAGGAGTTCATTGATGGTCGGTGGAAGTTCTATGGTGGACAGCCCCTACCGAATGACCAAGAGAATTGGCAACGCTTCGGTGTGCCCACGCACCCGAGGACCAAGGGTCAGCCCACCAATCAGTTTGGTGAGTGGCGTTTCGACGAGGTGTGTGCCGAGTTCCAGCCGGATATCGTGATTGACATTCGTGACTGGTGGATGCTTGAGTTCCAGGAGCGTAGCTGTTTCCGTGATTGGTTCAAGTGGGTTGTGATGCCGACCGTCGATGCGGAGCCCCAGCAAGAGGAGTGGATGCAGACGTACGAGAACGCCGACATGGTGTTGACGTATTCTGACTACGGGATCGATGTGCTCAAAAGCCAAAGCACGAGAGCACGTATCTTCCCGACACCGATGCGGCCGGGCGTTGATCTGGAGACGTTCTCTCCGGACAAAGATGGAAGCCGTCACTTTTCAAGTATCAAGCCCGACATCCCCGTCATCGGTACGGTTATGCGTAACCAGAGTCGGAAGCTGTATCCGGATCTAATTGACGCTTTCGCGTGCATGAAGACGACCTACACGGATGATGCGGCGGTTCAAAAGGCTGTCTTGATGATCCATTCGTGTTGGCCCGACAACGCTCATTCGTACGACTACCCGCGTCACATCAAGCGTATCGCAGAAGACACTGGTGATCGGATGCCTTATGCGTACAAGGGTATCAAGTCGGATGTTCTGCAAACGTTCATGTGCCATAACCCGGACTGTGGCGAGCGTTTCGTGGGATGGGCGATGAGTCTGTGGAATCAACCTATCCAAAACAGAGAGATTGGTGGTAAGCAGATTCGTAACGCGGTCTTCCTGCCGTGCCCTCACTGTGGGCAGACTACTGGTACGCCGCCGACTACAGGACAAGGCTTCACACGCGAAGAACTGTCCAAGGTCTACAACACGATGGATCTATACGTACAATGCTCTATCTGTGAAGGCGACGGCATGCCCATTCAGGAGGCCAAGGCGTGTGGTGTGCCGACGCTTGTGACTGACTACACCGCTATGTCAGAGAAAGGGCGTCTTCCTAGAGAATACAAGCACCTCCAGGGAGAGCTGGACAACTACACTTGTCATCACGGTGGAGAGACGATCGATATTCGTAGCTTCTACTACGAGCCGGAGACCTCTTGTAAGCGTGCTCATCCGAGCATTGAGGATATGGCTCGTAAGATGCGGGACATTATTGTTGACGATGAGCGTCGTCAGTCTATGTCTGTCGAGGCACGTCAGTGTGCCGAAACAAACTACAACTGGGATGAGTTGATCAAGCGTTGGGAGTTCGTGCTTGACAAAGTAAAGCCGAAGCCGCGTACGCATACTTGGGACTCGCCGATTGAAGTCGTGGAAGACGTTGCCGCACGACCGATTCCTGGCGGCCTTGATGACGATGGCTTCATTGAGTGGCTATACACTGAGATCCTCAAGTATGATCGAGTTGATACTGAGGGTGCCAAAGTGTGGATGGAACATCTCCAGCGTGGCGTGGCTCGTGAACAGCTTTTGCAGCACTTCGTGAAGCTTGGTAACCAACAGCAGAACGTTCATTCTGCAAGACAAAAGGTACGAGCAAAGGTCGCCGGTATGACAACGACGAAAGAGGCTGCCCCTACGGCAGAGTGGGTCTAATGGATGGACTACGAACCATTTTGATTCGCAGTAACGGGCGTCCTATGGAGACCCATATCATTGACTTCAATACGGGTTCCCCGATCAACAACGTGAGTCGTATTGAGTTTGCGGATCTACACGTTGACATGGCGAAACCCTGGATGGCAGTCCTGCATAAGTTCACCGGCGAAGTTCGTAACGACGAATTCGTAATGGAACAAGAACAAGTGTACGTCAAGATGAGCGAGCAACTATGAAGATCATGTTCTGTGGTCCCCTAAGGGACTTTTCGGGCTTTGCCCACGCCTCTCGTAACTTCCTACTGACGCTGCTGGAAAGCGATCATGATGTAGTGGCCAGGGCTATCACTTATGACAGCCTCGACAGTGGGCAGACTGTTGAGATTCCGGAGTCGATCGCCGACGCTTTGGAGGGCGATATCAACGACGTGGAGCTTCTGATTCAGATGACCACGCCGAACGTAGAGGCTGTACCGAAGCCCGGTGTGTGCAATGCTCTCTACACTTTCCTGGAAATGGATCGCATCCAGGTGAGCTGGGCTCAGCAGGCTAATGCATTCGACTTTGTGATCGTGCCCTGCAAGGAGAACGCTCTCGCGATGCAGAGGTCGGGCGTAGTCAAGCCGATCATGGTCGTGCCGCCTCCGTGCAACAAAGACATCTACGATGTGGACTATCCCGAGTTCGACATTCCCAACTCTGAGGGACGTACCGTTTTCTACAACGTGTGCCAGCTCAGTGCTAAGAAGGGTATCGACTCTCTGTTGCGTGCGTACTACGCCGCGTTCGCTGATCGTCCGGATGAGGTGCTGCTCGTTCTCAAGACGTACATTGGTATGTCTGGGCGTAACAATCAACAAGAGCTAGATACTGTCAAGCAGTTCATCGCTCGCGTCAAGCAGGGCTGCCGAATTCCGACCCAGCTCCCGCCGGTCTGGCCTATCGTCCAGACCTTTTCAGATGATGAGATTCACGGTCTACACAGAGCTGGTGATGCCTACGTGTGTTCGTCTCGTGGAGAGGGTTGGGGTATTCCCGTCTTTGACGCTCTCGGTCATGGTAGCACGGTAATCTCTCACAACCATGGCGGTCTAGAGGGGTTCGTCAGTGACAATGTGGCCCTGGTCTATGGCGGATCAATGGGACTGTGCTATGACATGGCCCATCCGGATCCTATGCTGTACACCGGTCTGGAGCGTTGTTGGGAGCCGTCGGTTGCCGAGATGTCTGATCTCATGCGTTCGTATCATTTGCTTCGTAAGGGCAATGCAGATGGTTCGCTTGACGAGCACAATCAGCAGCAGTATGTCTCTCTAGATCATCGTAAGCTGAACGCGAGGCATCTTGTGAGCAAGTTCGATTACCGAGAGGTGTATGACAAGGTAGCCGATCAGTTGGAGGCTGCTCACAGGTCGTTCGTCGAAACCGGTGAAGTGCGGTTCAACCCGAAGCCCGAGGAGGCCGTATCGTGAACCAACAACAAGTAAGGTACGTTCCGCAGATGGAATCGATCGTCGAGCGGATCAACAACCCGCCCCGGCTGGTTCAGTGCATTCAGGCTCTCAATGAGTCTGAGTTCATTGAAGCTACGATGGCCTCGATCTACGATGAGGTTGACGTGATCATGGTGATCGAGGGTGCGGTGGAGAATCATCCGAATGCTACCGAGGACGGGCATTCAACGGATGACACTCTCGATCTGATCAAGGCTTTCAAGGAAGAGCGTGATCCGGATAACAAGGTTCGTCTTGTGAGCATCAAGAAGCCGTGGAAGAACTTGGAGGAACTCAAGCAGATGTTCTTGTCCATGTGCTGTCCCGGCGACTGGATCATCATCAACGATGCCGACGAGTTCTATCGTCCGGAGGACATCCGACGCTTGCGTCGGGCGATTAGTCTGAATCCGCACGCTACGGAGTTCGTGCCAAACTTCCTGCACTTCTACGGCGACTTCAAGCATATTGCTGTGCCTGGTCCCGAGTGGCAGCCGCAGCACCAGCGTGTGTTCAAGTATACGCAGGGCATGAAGTACAACAGCCATCCGGTGGTGACTGACGTAGAGGGACAATGCACCTACTTCTCACCTCATTACCAACCTCGCCGAGTGATGCTCGACGACTTCTTCATCTGGCACTACGGTTATGCTCGTGAGGGTATGAACGAGCGTATGAGAGAGAAGCAGGCGTACTACGAAAAAGAGCTTGCCGCTCATGGTGGTGCGAACGTTCCTTTCGACCAGAAAGTCAAGGACTGGTTTGATGGGACGGAGCCGCTGTTGTACTACGATGGCGAGCATCCCGAGGTACTCAAGGATCATCGCGGACACCAAATCGTTGGTTTCCGCACTAGTCGTGACGCCATTGCGGAGATGCGTAATTGGCGTGAAGATCCGTTCTACAAACAAGTGTTGGCGAACGAGCCGTATGGTAACATCTGGCTCTGCATGACCAAGCAGTCGCAGCCGCATATGAATCACTACCACAATGGGATGACCGTCTCGGTTGGTGAACCGACCGGAGCGGATGGTACGCCGGAAGATCGTGAATCTGCTGGCTTGGAGAACTTTGGGACCGGCAACTGTCTGACGATTCCGGGGTCTTGCTAATGCCCAAAGTCTCATTTCTAGTCTCGACGTATGACGCGACGCAATACCTAGATCGTCGCATGCTCAACCTACTCCTGGAGCAGGACGAGAAAGACATCGAGGTTGTCGTTGTCAATCCTAACTCACCTGGGGGTGATGACGCGATTGCCACTAAGTGGGCTGCCGAAGATGATCGCGTGAACTACATCTATGTCCCAGAACGCGAGCCGTATGGAGCCTCGTGGGTGAGAGCGTGGGGGGCTGCAACAGGGGACATCGTAATCAATGCAAACACCGATGATCGGAACTTTCCGCGAGCTGCTGGCCTGTATCATGACGCCATTACTTCTCAGCGTGCTGCTGGCGTTGCCTTCGCCTACGGTGGGATTGCTGTACTTGACCAACAGACTAATCGTTACACTACGGGAGGGCTAAAGCCCGAGTTCTCGCGTGAGAAGATGAGCTACGAGTGTTGGGCTGGTCCCAGTGTTGGCTGGCGTAACGACTTTGACTTCCGTCAGGAAGTGGATTGGGACTTGATGCGGCGTCGTGCAGACGAGCATCGTTCAGCATTTGACTACTGGCTTTGGCTCTACTTCATGAGTCTGGGGTATGACGGCTACTCGATTCAAGAGATTCTTGTCGAGTACATGCAGCGTGACGATTCAATCGAGAACAGCAGTAAGGCGACAAACAACTACGAGACGTTTGCGTCTATCGCCGAGTTCTTCCCGGAGAACTTCGACACTCACCTACAGCCTGCGGCAGAGTTCAAGTCATTTCCAGATCTACCCGACAAGCAAGAATGGATTGAGGCAAGATCATGAGGATTGTTAGCAAGCCCTGGGGCCGAGAGAAGATCCTAGAAGAGAACGACTCGTACGTGGTCAAGATCTTGGAGGTGAACGCCGGGGAGCGTCTCAGTCTCCAATACCATGAAGAGAAGCTGGAAACGATGGTGTGTGCGTATGGGGCTGGTGCCCTGGACATCGTTCATCCCGACGGACGAGAAGACACGCTGTCTTTGTGGGCCGGTCGCTTTATCACCATCAAGCCGGGCACCATCCATCGCCTACGTGCTTCTCAGACTTCACCGGTCGCCGTGGTCGAGGCGAGCACCACGGAACTGGATGACGTTGTGAGACTGGAGGACGACTATGGTCGCGATACCTCAGAAACCCTCTAAGACGGGCACGCGGGTACTGTTCTACCTGCCGCAGCTTGGATTGGGGGGCACTGAGAAGACGTGCCTCCTATTTGGTAAGTACCTATCGAGAGACTTCGAGCCCTTTCTCTGCTTTCCAGCAGAGTGCCACCACAAGGAGAGGCTATGTCAGTTTGAAGAGTCGTTTGGTTATGAGCGTGTGATCCCGATTGAGTCCACTATCCAGGACATCATTGACGAATACGAGATCGACATTGTTCATAGCTTTCGCAGTGGCTACGAAGAGTATCCCGAGCCGGGTAAGGACTTTCAAGGACCCAGATTTGTAGAGACGAATGTGTTCGGTCACTGGGATTGGAACCGAGAAGTTGATCGTAGCCTATTCATGAGTGAGTGGCTACTAGACCAGACGAGGCGTCGTATTGCCGTCACTCGTGCCTATGTTCCTCAAGAACGTTGGGGATTTGTCAACAACCCGGTGATTGACAGGCTGAGTTACAACTCCATGAGGTGTGAACTTGGCATCGGTGATGACGCGGTTGTACTGGGACGTTGCGGTCGGCCGGATCCTGGCATCTATGATGATGTGAACGTGAAAGCGGCTCTACTGTTGTTGTCCGAGGGTCATGACATCCATTTTCTGGCGATGGCTCCTCCGCAAAACATGCGAGACGATCTGGAGCGATATGGAATTCCTCATACCTGTATTGATCCGACGGTAGATCCTTACGTTCTATCCGAGTTCTACAACACGGTAGACATTTACACGCATGCTCGTGCTGATGGCGAAACGTTTGGTGTCAATATTGCTGAGGCGATGATTCACAACCTGCCCGTTGTGACGCACGTAGCCGTTCCCAGTTTCCCCGGAATGGGAGTCTTCCAATCTCAGACCACACTGGTTCGAGACGGCGTAACCGGCTATGTGGTTGAGCGTGATCCTGGGGCGTATGCAAATGCTGTCCGGAATTTGATTGTCGATCCAGATCTGCGTGCCACTATGGGGTGGGAAGGTCGTGCCATTGCTGAGAACGAGTATCTTGCGTCTGTCTGTACGGAGAAGCTAGAGGGCTACTACAAAGGTCTAATGAATGAGTGACGAACGAATCGAGGAGCTAGTTAGCGATCTAGTTCTGCACATTGACTACGATATCTGGAAGTCGCTCTTCGAAGAGGACTGTATCGAAGATCCGGAGGAGGCCGCTGAGACCAGGGCTCGCTTGATCGCCACCGTGAAGGACTGTCTCAATGAGTAGGATTCCCGTAGTACACCACAGCAAGTCGGTCGGGTACGCTGGCACCGATCGCGTAGCCCAGCTTTTCTGCAAGTACTTGGAGAGAAGCGAGAAATACAAGCCGTATCTCGTTTACAGGGCTAATGGCCCACAGGATCGCCTGGAAGCCATGCGAGAGTTCCTCGATGACGATCAGCTTGTCGAGTACCAGTGGAAGCCGGGCGAGTCTGGAACTCAGCCTCCACTGTACATTCCCGAGGAATCAGATCTGTCCGAGAAGCTGCGTTTGATCAGGCCCGCCGTATTCCACATTCATCGCAGTGGGTATCCTGAGTGGCCCGGTCTTCGTGACGTTGCGATTCCGCCGACCAAGATCGTCGAGACCAACATTTTCGGCTACACGGACGGAACGAATAGCGTTGACTGCCACCTCTACATCTCGGACTACATCCGTAATACAGCCCTAATGAGGGGCGGCAAAGATGGTCCGGTGCTCTACAACCCGACGGAGCAGCCGGTTCTCGACATGACCATCGAGAACAAGCAAGCGTGCCGCGACGCTCTGCTTGACCGGCACAAACTACCGCGTAACGCGATCATGCTAGGTCGCGTAGGTCGCCCGGACAACTTTGACCCGATCTCCCTTCGAGCTTTTCAGTCCATCGAGAGAGAGTTTGATCATGTATACTACTTGGTAGTCGCTTGGGACTCTGGTTGGAAGACCGAAGCCGAAAGGCTCGAACTCAAGAATGTTCGTTGGATTGATCCCATCATTGACGACAATGAACTGTCAAGGTTCTACCATGGGCTGGACATCTATGCTCACGCTCGTCATGACGGAGAATGCTGTCCTTGTAACATTCAAGAAGCGATGATGCATGGGTTGCCTGTTGTCTCTCATGAGTCTGAGATGTACAACGGTCAAGCCGAGATCATCGAAGAGTGTGGGTGGGTAGTCCCGATCGCGGACTACGCTGCTTACGCAGAGGTGCTCCGCGAGCTTGTAGTCAATCCCGCTCTACGACAGGAGATGGGACGTGACGCACGACGTAGAGCGATGCACGACTTTGAAGCCTCTGTAATCACGCACCACCTTGAACGAGTGTACGACATCTTGCTGGAAAACAATGAAATTGTTTAGGATTGACGACGGAGAGACTTGGTGGGTCGTAGCACCGACTGACGAGAACGCGGTTGACCAAATTCGCGAATCGATGGGTATGACTCGTGATGAGTACATTGACGAGATCGGCGAGGGACCAGATGTTGTGGTGATGTCACCACATGAAGTGGTTGAGATCACTATGGAAGATGTCCCGTCCACGATCTACCGCGAGATCATTGAGTCAATCCCTGATGGCCTATCGGCCCGCATTGTCATGTCGGGTACTGTCCAGGAATGGATTGATGGTCACGGCGAAGGAATCATTGGGAGCACGCTAGTATGACCAAGGTCATCAGTTTCTCCCTCTGGGGCGAAGACCCCAAGTATACTCGGGGTGCCATCCGTAACGCGGAGCTAGCACAGGAGATCTATCCCGATTGGGAATGCTGGTTCTACATGAATGACGATGAGTTCGCTGGAGGTGAATTCTGGATTGATGAACTGATCAACGTCGGTGATCACGTATCGATCAAACTCGTTCGTTCTGAGCCCGATTGGCGGATGATGTTCGATCGTTTCACGGCGATCTTGGATCCCCGTTGCGAAGCCATGATCGTTCGGGACTGTGACTCGCGACTCACCGCCCGCGAAGCGGCGGCAGTCGCGGAGTGGTTGGCGAGTGACAAGACGTTCCATGCCATGCGAGACCACCCACATCACAGTGTGCCTATTCTAGGTGGTATGTGGGGTATGAAGGGCGGCGTTGTCGATCCGGCCATTTATAGCAAACTACTCAGCGATTGGCCCAAGGAGGATCGCTGGCAGACGGACCAAGAATGGCTCGCCGCAGTCATCTGGGCACGTTACATGCGTGACATTATGGTCCATGACGATGGATTCTTGACCAACTACTTTGGTGGTAAGCGTTTTCCCACTGCTCGACTGGAAAGTGGTGAGTTTGTGGGTGCCACCTATGACGCGAACGACGTAATCGACGCCGACCAATTGGCGGCTATCAAGGGAGTGATTGGATAATGCTGCTAGAGATGATGCTTGCTCTGTCCACTAGTGTGGATCCCATGCCTTTCGAGCGAACTGCAATGAGTGTTCGTCCGGTTAGACAGATCCAAGCAAGCAAATGTGATCAGCCTAATTGGGGGTTGATGCATGCATTGTTCACGGGCGATATATCTCCTCCGTCTGCTGATGTATCGGTTTGTGGTAACCCTGCGTATCTTCCGATCAATTGCAGGTACGAACTTAGGGCATCTTGTGTATGGGGTTGCGGGGACGCATTTGATGTCGCGATCGATATTTTCAGACTGGAGGCTACTCAGGCTATCACTGACGCGGTTTTCAAGTACGATTCTTGTTTAGACGCCGCAACGGACGACTACATCGAGTGTGTGTTGGTTGACTGTGACGATGGGTCAACGGAGTGCATTGAGCGATGCGGTAGACAACACCAATATCAGGTCTGTCAGTGTTCGAGTATTGGGACGGATTTGCTGGCGGACCTAATGGCCGGTTTGCAGGCTATCATCGACGACTACAACGACTGCATCAAGAGCTGTTGCATGACAGTTTGTGACGACGAATGAAGTTCCTAGCTGCTCTACTGTGCGTGGTCGCCTCCGTCGGGACCATCATTCACGACGACCTGGAGAGCCATCCGCCGGGGCAGTACACTTTCCTGCCAAACGTCCTGGACGGACACGCGGATATCTGGGGCGTGCAACAGCACTTCACGCTGGTAAACATTCCTAATTTCGGCTACCAGCTCAGTGACCAGTGCTTCTACATCTACTCGACGGATGAGAACTCGCCGGATCTAGCGGTTGACCTGGATACTGATGCCAATACACTAGCGGTCCACGTCGTCAACCCCTTCCTGGATTCCTTCTTCACTTTCAAGTTCTATCGTGACGGCCAAGAAGTTCAAGAGAGAACGGTCTTCCTACCAGCAACCGAAAGTGATACGGCTTGGAGGAGATTGATCTTTAGGCTCTGCGACAACGAATTCGACTACTTCACACTGACGACTGACTCGATGTATGATGACCCTCCCGTCATCTACCTCCTTGATTCGATCATCCTGGGGTTACCGTGACAGCACTTTCTTTCGATGACATCACCCTCGTTCCGAGGTACAACGATATCTCGTCACGCCGAGACGTAGATACGAGCGTACAGTTTGGCGGATTGACTCTCAAGACGCCTATCATGTCCGCTAATATGGACACTGTCACTGGTGTGAACATGGCCGCCGAGATGGACGATTTGGGCGGCATCGGTTTTCTACATCGGTTCTGCTCCATTCCGGACAATGTGGGTATGTATAGCATACTCAAGAACCGCGAGTACGAAGCGGTTGTTTCGCTTGGTGTAAATGAGGGACTAGAGCGTTTTCAGGCATTGTATGATGCGGGAGCCGGATATTTCTGTGTAGACATCGCTCATGGTCACAGTCGAGCCGCAGGCGACATGATCAAAGCGATGAAGGCTGTAGATCCGAGCGTCTTCGTTGTGGGCGGAAACGTGTGTACAGCCGAAGGGGCGGAGTATCTCGCTGAGGTTGGGGCTGATGCTGTAAAAGTGGGCATTGGGCCGGGGAGTGCTTGCACGACCCGCATCAAGTCAGGCTTCGGCGTACCTCAGTTTTCAGCTATCAAGCGTTGCCGACAAGTGAACTGCTTCCTAATTGCTGATGGGGGTATTCGTACACCCGGCGATGCGGTCAAAGCATTTGCCGCTGGGGCTGATGCCATTATGATTGGTGGCATGCTTGCGGGTACCGACGAAACGCCGGGCGAGTTTGACGAGGAGCCCATTTGGGATTCTGCTTCTCCGGCGGGTTTCTTGCGGCGTAAGATCAAGGTTTTCCGTGGCATGGCCAGCCGCGAAGCGGCCGACGACTTCCTCGGCGGGCAAGATGACTGGAAGACCGCCGAGGGCGTGTCTATGAAAGTGGCCGCTAAAGGTCCGACCGAGGGCGTGATCCAAGATCTAATGGGCGGTATTCGTAGCGGTATGACCTATTGTGGAGCTAATTCGATCCGTCAGATTCGTGAGCGTGCTAGGTGGGAAGAGATCTCGGCGGCGGGAGCTGCCGAGGGTAGGGCTCACGGGGAGGGACGGCTGTAATGTCTGACACTCAAACGTTCAAAGAGTTCTTCACGATTTGGCGTGATGAGCACGGCTTCAAGAATGGTACGGACTGGACTCATCTCGATCTTATCAATGGATGGACTGACCCGGCAGCGTTGACAATGCTTGCGACTGCGGTCTCACTTATGTGTCCTGGAGAGCACTATCTTGAGATTGGGACGTATTGTGGTAAGAGTATTTGTGCCGCATTGGAGAAGAACAACACCAAGCACGCTCAGGTAATCGATCCGTTCGGTATTGTCTTGCCTGATGGAGACGCGATTGAGGCAGCGTGGGAGCGTAACACTGCGGGTCAGGGTGTTCGTGATCGTATTCAGCTCCACAAGACAACGTCAGCATCGTTTGCGGAGACGTTGCCGCCCATTGGTGTGTACTACTACGACGGCTCGCATGAGATTGGCGATACGTACCACGGCTTAGTAGCCTTTGAGCACTTTCTAGCTGATAAAGCAATCATCATTGTCGATGATGTAGCTATGCCGGAAGTAGCTCCTGATGTGGCCGAGTATGTCGCTACGCGATCGCATGTTGAACTGCTCGGTCACACCCCATTCAAACCCTACCACCAAGCTGTGATGATCCTAGAAAGATGAAGATTCTAGTTAGCTATCGTGGTATCCCCCAGTCTCCCGGGTGGGCGACTGGAGACATGGTGGTCAAAGCTTTTCGTGAGCTTGGCCACGAAGTCGTGCCGTACGCGAAGAACTACAAAGAGGAAGATTGGGTTGAGTACGGTCTGCATCCCACGGTGTACATGGAGGGTAGTAAGCCATATGATCTTGTGCTGTTCATGGAATGCAATGACGACGATCGTCAGTACATGGAACTGAAAGACGTTCCTCGTGCTCGTAAGCGGGCGTGCTGGCTATTCGATACGTCGTACTGTCCGTTAGATCGTGACTGGGAAAC